GCGAACAGGCCCATCAGTTCAGCTTCAGGCTGCTGCTGAACCAGTACGCGGTAGGCCGTGTTGGCGAGGACCCCGAGACCGAGCGCCCCGAGAAACAAGCCTTGGATCAGAGCGGAACGGGCTCGCCAGACCAGGCTCCAGCCGATCGCCAGAACCCCAAGGAAGGTGATCAGGCCATCGCCGAGGAAATCGAGCGCATCGGCTTTCAGGGCCTGCGATCCGGAAATGAAGCCGCCAACCATCTCGATGAGGCCGTAGCCCACGTTCAGCACGATCACGATCCACAGCGCACGCCGGTAGGCCGGGGTGATATGGCTCAAGTCCTTCGGAAGATCGTCGATGTCTCCCTCGTGATCAGCTTCGGGTCCGCCCAGCCGATCCAGTCGGTAGCCGATGCCCGACACCGCACGCTCCACTTCGGGCAGCTGCAAACTCAGGTCGGATACATGCACCGTCATGATCTGCGTGGCAGTCGAGACCTTCACGTCCTCGACCCCGGCCGACCGCACCGCCTTCTCGATCTTCGCGGCGCATGACGGGCAGTCCATGCCGGTGACTCTGTAGCGCGCGTGCTCAGCGTTGCTCATTGTGGCCGTTTCGCTCATTACGATCTTCCGTGGACAGACGAGGCTATATATCATTGCAGACTGATATGTCGAGCGAGACCGGAATCCTTCAGCAGGCTGATGCTCAAGTCGTCGAGTTGCGGGCGAAGCTTTTCCGCGGCTTGGCTGACTTCTCGCGCATGTCGATTTTGGCCGCTCTGCGTGACGGCCCGCTTTCGGTTGGGGAGATCGTTGGCGCCACCGGCCTGTCGCAGTCGAACGCCTCAAACCACCTGCGGTGCCTGAGCGAATGCGGGCTGGTTGTCGGAGAACCGGACGGTCGGTTCGTCCGGTATCGGTTGAGCGATCCGCGCTTGGACGAACTGATGAGGCTGGCCGACGACCTCCTGGCCGGGACCGCTCGGGGCGTTGACTCGTGCGAGAATTTCAAAGGAGCGGGCACGGTCTGATCGACGGCGGACGTCCGCCGTCGTTGGCCTACGATCAAGACCGGGCGACGACGCCCGGTGCTGTGCCATTCGGATTTTCTTCGGTGACATCATGCCCAGTACACGCGAGGCCACGCTGGCGGCGCTGCACGCACGTCTTTTGACGGTGCCTGCCACAACCCTGCGCGGCGAGGTTCTGCCCGAGCGCGTGCCCGCCGCCGGGCTCCTGATCCTGCGGGACGGCGAACCGGGCGAGCCGGAGGTGACGCTCTCGCCTCTGCGCTACCACTACCAGCACCGCGCCGAGATCGAAGCGGTCGTGCAGGGCGCCGATCGGGACGCCGACTTCGACAGGCTGACCGCCAGCATTGGCGCGGCGCTCGCCGCCGACCGCACGCTTGGCGGGCTCTGCGACTGGGTCGAGGCGGAAGCCCCGCGCCCCGTAGACCTGCCGGTCGAGGGCGCGGCCAGCCTGAAGGCCGCCGTGATCCCGGTGGTGCTGCACTATTCCACGGCCGACCAGTTGGCCTGACCCCGACAACCCGAGGAGAACACCATGGCACGAGCCCAGGGGGCGCGGGCGCTGATGGCGCTTGCGTTCGAGACGACCTATGGAACGCCGCCCGTGGGCGGCTTCACCCGCATGCCCTTCGCCAGCACCTCGCTCGGCGCAGAGCAACCGCTGCTGAACTCGGAACTGCTGGGCTACGGTCGTGATCCGCTGGCGCCGATCAAGGATGCGGTGACGGCCGACGGCGATGTCGTCGTGCCGCTCGACGCGGAGGCCTTCGGCTTCTGGCTGAAGGCGGCCTTCGGCGCGCCGACGACCACGGGCGCGGAAGCGCCGTACAGCCACGAGTTCCAGTCGGGGTCGTGGACGCTGCCCAGCATGTCGATCGAAACCGGCATGCCGGAGGTTCCGCGCTATGCGATGTATTCCGGCTGCGTGCTCGACCAGATCACCTGGCAGATGCAGCGCTCGGGCCTGCTGACCGCGACAGCGCGGCTGGTGGCGCAGGGCGAAACAGTCGGCACAAGTACCAGCGTGGGAACGCCCGCTGCGCTGGAGCTCAAGCGCTTCGGCCATTTCAACGGATCGATCACCAGGAACGGCTCCGCCCTTGGTAACGTCGTCTCGGCCGCCATCACCTACGCGAACAACCTCGATCGGATCGAGACGATCCGGGCGGACGGCCGCATCGACGGCGCGGACCCGTCCATCGCAGCATTGACCGGCTCTATCGAGGTGCGCTTCGCCGATCAGACGCTGGTGACGCAGGCGATCAATGGCGAAGCCTGCGAGCTGGAATTCGCCTACGTGCTGCCCTCGGGTGCGAGCTTCACCTTCACCGTGCATGCCGTCTACCTGCCGCGCCCACGGATCGAGATCTCGGGTCCGCAGGGCGTCCAGGCGACGTTCGACTGGCAAGCCGCGCGGGACAGCACCGTCGGCAGGATGTGCACCGCCACCCTCGTGAACGATGTGGAGACCTATTGATGCTGACTCTCGACCTGACGAACGCGCCGCGCTGGCATGATCTGGCGCCCGGCGTGCGGGTGCAGTTGCGCCCGCTGACCACTGCGCTGATGGTGGCGACGCGCAGCGATCCGGTGATTGAGGCGGTTTCGGAAGAAGCCTCCGACGAGGAGCGTGCCGTCGCCTTCGCCAAAGCGCTAGCGCGCCGGGCGGTGCTCGCCTGGGAGGGCGTAGGCGACGCCGATGGCAATGCCATCGACCCCAGCCCCGAGAGCATCGACGCGCTGCTCGACATCTGGCCGATCTTCGAGGCCTTCCAGCTGACCTATGTCTCGAAGGGCTTGCTGCTGGAACAGGAAAAAAACGCCTCCGCGCTCTCGCCGATTGGTCCTTCGGTGGGGGCGAGCGCTACTGCGAAGCCTGCCCGCAAACCTGCCCGGACTGCCCGGCGCGGCTGAACCGTCCGGAAACTCCAGAGGGTTGGCAGGTCTGGGACCTCGTCGGGCGTCTCGGCGGCCAGCTGCGCGTCCTGCCGGGCGCGGTGATCGGCTGGGACATGTCGGCCGCGCTGGCGCTCGGCGACGCGCTCGGCGTGCCACCGCTTGCCATTGCCGAACTGCTGCCTGTCATCGAGGCGGTGATGGTGGTCAAGCTCAACGAACAAGTGGAACGTCCCAATGGCTGAGAAGCGTGTCTCCGTCCGGCTCGCCGCAGTCGGCGGGCGGCAAGTGCGCGCCGAGCTGGAAGGCGTGGGCGAAGCCGGATCGCGCGGCTTCGGGCGGCTCAGCCGTGAGATGGAAGCGGCGAACGCCCGGCTCGCGGCGTTTTCCCGCCGTGTGGCTGTAGCGGCTGCCGCAGCCGTGGCCGCCGCTGCCGCCGCTGGCGTGGCAATGATCCGGTCTGGTCTCCAGACGGTCGATGCGCAGGCGAAGCTCGCGCAGTCGCTCGGCACCACCGTCGCTTCGATCCAGACGCTGGAGCGCGCGGGCGAGCTGGCAGGCGTCTCGATGTCCGGCATCGAACAGGCCACGAAGGATCTGACGCGGCGTCTCAGCCAGGCGGCCGCCGGAACCGGCCCGGCTGCCGACGCACTGGACCGTCTTGGGCTCTCGGCCGGCGAGCTGATCGCCCTGCCGCTGGATCAGCGCGTCGGCGCGATCAACGCCGCCATCGAGCAGTTCGTCCCCGCTGCCGAGCGTGCCGCCGTGGCTGGTCAGCTCTTCGGCGAGGAAGGCTCCATCGCCATGAGCCGGATCGACACCGCAACGCTGCGCCAGGCCACGGAGGACGTGCTCGCTTTCGGGGTCGTGGTCTCGGAGCAGGATGCGGACCAGATCGAGCGGACGAACGACGCGATTTCACGGCTCGGGCTGATCTGGCGCGGGCTGTCAAACCAGCTGGCGGTCGCCGCGGCTCCAGCGCTGGAAGCCGTCGCCAATGCCATGGCGGCGGTCGCCAGCCGCACCGGCCCGCTCGGCATCGCGATCCGCGGTCTCTTCGACAACATCGGTCGCCTGGCCACCTATGCCGCGACCTTCGCCGCATTCCTCGGCGGCCGCTGGGTTGCGGGATTGGCCGCAGCGGCGCTATCGGTGAGGGGCCTCGCAACCGCTCTCGTTGTTCTACGCGGGGCGCTCATCCGCACCGGCATTGGTGCGCTCATCGTTGGCGCGGGCGAACTGATCTACCAGTTCACCCAACTTGCCCAAGGTGCCGGTGGTTTCGGCAATGCGATGGCCTTGCTTGGCGACGTCGCCTCGGAGGTCTGGGATCGGATCAAGCTGGGCGGAGAGTCGCTTTCGCTCTCCCTCCAATCCGTGTGGGCTTCCATTCGCGCGGGCTGGCTTTCAGCGCTCCAAAAGATCCAGAAGACGTGGGCAGATTTCCTGCACGCGGTGGCGCGCGGCCTCGACGGCATTCCCGGCATGGAGTCCACCATGCTTGGCGTCTATGGAGCGGCGGTCAGCGCCGGATCTGCCTTCTACGAAACGGCTGGCGCGGCTGCGGAGGCAAGTGCAGAGGCTGACCGGCTCGCGGCTTCTGCGAGGGCAGCAGCAAACGCCGCAGTAGCGCCCCTCAGCTCGATCGAAGCGCTACGTCAGGCACTATCGCGCGCCAGTGAACCCGACGGTTCTGCGCTGACCGATGCCACGGATGCAGCCCAACGGTTCGAAAGCGCCCTCGGCGATGCCGGGCGCGCAGCCACAGAAGCAGGTGCTGCCGCCGGAACGGCGGCCGTCGCAGCGAAGCCCGACACCGAGGCCGCCGTCACCGGCTGGCAGGCGGTAACCGCGGCGCTGAGCGACTATGCGAGCAAGGCGCGCGAGATCGGCGGCGGTATCGGCCAGAGCCTCGTCAGCGCCTTCCAGTCGGCGGAGAACGCCGTCGGGGAGTTCGTGAAAACGGGCAAGCTCAATTTCACCGACCTCGTCACGTCGCTCATTGCCGATCTCGCCAAGCTCGCGGCACGGCGGTTCATCCTCGGCCCCATTGCGAATGCACTTGGTGGCATTCTCGGCCAGGCCGGTGGCCTGTTCGCCAATGTGCTGCACGCGGGCGGCATCGTCGGAGCTGCCGGACCGGCACGCATGGTGCCTGCGCTCGCCTTCGCCGCAGCGCCCCGGATGCACTCCGGGGGAACCGTTGGTCTGCGCCATGATGAGGTGCCCGCGATCCTGCAGCGGGGCGAGCGGGTGCTCTCGCGGCGCGAGGCACAGAGCTACGGGACGGGCGGCGTCAACATCACGATCATGGCCCGCGACGCCGAAAGCTTTCGGCAGTCCCGAAC